GGCCGCAAGAAGGCTCACGAGTCAGAAGAACCAATGACTGCTGATCAGTGGCAGGCACTGCGCAAGGAAGATCCTCGCAGCTATCTGGGCCTCAAGGATTACAAGAATCGCAAGTGGTGGGAAAGCCATTTCAAGGCTGCAATGGCTCAGGCCAGGGTGCGAGGCGAGTCTCACTTTGAGTTCCCTCCTGGCACCAACATGTGGTACATGGTTACCAAGAACCCGCTGGAAGAAGGCAGTCCTCCGCATGGCACACCAGAGAACGAACTGGAGATGATGAAGGCACGCACCAAGCCAGCGGTGACGTTCCTTGACATGGGACAGTACGAACAGCTTTATGAACCCAACATGGAACACTATGATTGGATCAAGCAAAAATGGCGCTTGCCCAACATGGATGTCAGCTACTACGTGATAGGACAGCCAGGGCAGGAAGCCAGGGTCAAGCGCATAGGACAGCTGATCTATGATATGAACAAGAATGGCCAGAATCCTGGACCAGAATATCACAGGGAGCTGGGGCGCTTGCTGGGCTATAGCGAAGCAGACATCAACAGGTTCCTCAAGGATCTAGAGCAAGACAGTTGATCTAGCGATCTATGTCTGGTAAACTGCGCTATGACCACAGTGCTGTTCAGCTTACCAGTGCATGAATCCAACGAGACCATACGCGACACCATCGACAACGTGCGGCGGTTCAATGGTCCAGATCATCCCATCATGATCCACGTGAATCTGGTCTGGGATGGTTTTGACAGCACCATCACAGAGCTGCCCAATGTCTATGTGAATCCTCGCCGCTGGCACACTCAACATGCGCACAGCCAAGTACCAACCCATGTCAGCAACTTCCAGCAGGCAGAGCAGCTGGGATTGTCTTTCACTCACATGGCCATACTGCACACCAGCGAGCTTTTCGTGCGCACGGGCATGCCTGAACACATCGCAGCTTACGATCACAGCCTTTGGTTCACGCCCGAGACTCAACCCACAGATCCACATTGGCCTCCCATGCAGCGGCTGCGAGCAGCATTGCCAGGTTTACCTCACTATCTGGGAAATCTGCAGGAAGGCTGTTGGTGGAGCAGAGCACTGTTTACCGAGATAGCTAAGATATCAGCCGTGAACAACAACCTCGCAGATTTCGTCAGCAGCGTGGCGCTGGAAGAAGCATACTTTCCCACAATCAGCTGGTTACTGACTGGTGGTAAGAATTTCACGCATCCCTACTGTGCCTTCAAGCATGATCAGCATTTCCTCGGTGATACGCAGTTCATAGACCTCATACGCGCAGGAGAACCCGTGACTTTCTGGCAGCCGCACAATTTCGTATATGATTACGCACCGTTTCCCAGCACTGGCATCTATTCCGTGAAACGCATAGCCAGGGACCTGAACGATCCCATTCGGCACTATGTTCGCAACCTACCGGTGTAAATAATCGCATGAGCACGCAGCATCAGAACATGGATGAACGCATCACGGAACTAGAGCGCTTGGTAAAACAACAGGCCAAGCTGATCGAACAGCTGCGCAACACTGTCAAAGCTGTTAAATCTAGCCACAACAACTCAATCCTGCGCAACACGGCCGTCAGCGGCCGCCGTTAAATACTAGATGATTACTGAATCCGCACCAGAGACGCTAGAAGGCAGCTTCACGCCTAGCCTGCAGCTGAGCAAGCTATGGATGTGTGGGGCGCTAAAACGCCTAATGCGCGAAGAAAACATAAGCAAATTCAACACTGTATATTCTCTGGGCAGCTGGTATGGTAACATGGCACTGTTCATGCTGATCAAGCAGGTTCCGTTCAGGTTAATGGTGGACGTAGACCTCAATCCAAAGTACTTGGCTACCAGCAAAAAGCTCATGCCCAAGCTGTACAAGCAGGGTAGGCTGATCAGCATGGCTGCAGATGCCAACACCATAGGCTATGACGTGCCACCGCCCAGCTTGGTGATCAACAACAGCACCAACAACATGCGCAACGCAGGATGGTTATCAAACATACCCACAGGCACCTGGGTGGCCATGCAGGGCCGCAGCAACGAACCACAGAACCGCTTCAACACCGTGCACAGCTTGTCTGAGTTTGACAGCGAATATCCACTCAGCGAAACGCTGTTGCTGGCAGGCATACCACTTAGCGATCCAGATGATCAATATGTGCGCTGGATGAAGATCGGCATCAAGTGATCCATAAATATCCCACAGCGGGGCAGAGATGAGCATACTCATAGGTGCAGGTCAGCGATATGATCGCGTGATAGGTGTCAGTGGCATCACCACCAGCACGGATGGTTATCTGTGGAGCAGCGCCACGCAGATCACCGTGCCATTCCCGCCCAACATGAAGGCACAGGGCGTCACTGCCAACAGCACTGGCAACGTGTTCGTGGCTATCAGCGACAGCGGATGGAGCGCTACCAGCGGCGATTTGGTTTCTTGGACAGCGGACAGGCTGTTGGATGCCAACTTCACTGCGCTGGGTGTCAGCTGGGGCACAAACGGAGGCAGCAGGCCCATATTTGCCATAGCGGGCTCGCGCATCTACAACGATGACAACACCCTGCCAGGTGAATACGAGCTGGATGATCAGGTAGCGCAGATACTGATCAACGAGAGCGGCAGCCCCTATACCTGGGACCAAGCTTTCACTCACCCTTATCCCAACAGCTGGTTCCACAACGTTCGCTACTTTGAGAACATATTGGTCAACAACGTCAGCACTTCGGTGTGGGTAGCAGTTGGACATGTCAATGGGCAACCAGACATATGGTACACTGAAAACGTAAACTGGGTAGGCGGCGGCAACGTGCCAGATCCCAACACTTGGGTGCAGGTCAGCATACCCAGCAGCTTCGTCAACCGTCCACTCTATGACGTTGCCGAGGTAGCAGGCACTCTGTACTTCAGCGGCCGAGGCGTGATCATCAACACTCCTGACCTGGGCAACCCAACCTGGCTGACCAGTCCTTTCTTCAGCAGCGTGAGCGATCTCATCAACGTCACGGGCAGCATGCTGGTTGGTCAACCCTATGCAGGCAGCACTACCAACGTCATGCTGGGTACCAACTTCAGCTCAACCACCAGCGTGCCGCTGGGAGGTGGCAGTGCCAGCAGCCAGCTGGACTTGGTAGCCATAGCCAGCAATCCAGATGGACAGCTGGCAGCAGCATCAAGCGGTGCCTTGCTATACAGCAACGATGGCATCGGGTGGAGCCAGTTCACCGTGCAGGGTTACTTCTTCCGCAGCGTTATCTGGTTCAGCGATCACTGGATAGCAGGAGCATACAGCAACCTCACCCAACACACCTATTGGACCAGCACGGATGGCATCACTTGGCTACCATGGAACAACGGCGTGCAGATGTATGGCTTGTTTGGTTCAGACAGCATAACGGTCAGCGGCGCTGGCAGCAACCTGCTGGTAGCTGTGACACAAACCACCGGATTCAGCCTGTCAGAAGCCATGTCTGCCAGCAGCGACATCAGCATCAGCCAGCTGCTGCAGGGTTGACTTGACATACCTGCATCAAAACCTTAACATAGAAGAAGGTTTAACTTTTGGAGACTGAGATGAGCATTGGAACACTGAGCGATAGCGACAAGGCCAAGATCAAGGAACTGATTAACCAAGGCGTGGCTATCACGCGCGATGTTGAGACACTGAAGGAAGGTCTCCGTGAGACAGTGGACGCAGTGGCCCAGGAATTGGAAATCAAGAAGACCACGCTGAACAAGGCCATCCGCACTGCTTACAAGATGCAGGAAAACCGCGATGCGCTGGCAGAAGGTCGCGAAGAGCTGGACGAGGTTGAAGAGATCCTCTTGATTGCCAACCGCTCCTAACATGAGCCAGTGGGTCGCAATCACCGGTGGATGTGGCTATGTTGGTAGCCACATCGCTGCAGAAATCAAGCGCACTACCAAGTTCAAGACGCTGATCATAGATGAGCGTGCTGATCAGCTGACCCACACGCATGCTTTCGCTGATCGCGTGATTGCTCAAAGATACGACTGGGTTGAGCCACTCACAGCCATAACAGAGCTGAAACCCAAGGCGGTGATACACTGCGCTGCTGCCAGCTTGGTTGGACCCAGCGTGACAGATCCTGCACGCTACTATCAAAACAACGTGGTAAGCCTGCTGAAGCTGTTGGATCACCTGAGATCCTGCAAGATCAACAACGTGATCTTCAGCAGCAGCAGTTCTGTGTACAGTGACGGGCAGGATGCTGCTCGTGAGAACAGCAT